CTACCTCCGGGAGGTCTTTTCGGATGGTTTTGCATCCACGCCACCGGCGCTGATTTGAACCATGCAGAAACAAGTAGCGGACAGCACGAGCATCGCCAGATTCTGGATGCCATTGTGCGACGCGACGCTGACCGGGCAGAGCAACTCGGTGCATCGCATACCAATCTCGCGCGCAAACGCGTCACCGAATACATCTCGCAAAGCGCCATTGGCACAATGTCCTTGCAGGACGTGACAGGAAATGCCGGTGTCGCCTTGAGCTTGCCTCTGTGAAGTAGGCGGATTCAGCGGCTTCTTCCTGTCTTCCTTGTTCGACCAGCCAATCCTGAAATTACGAAAAAACGAAAACTGTGATTTAACATAACACTAATTATGCGCACGTTCAGTCAAGCAGCAGGGTCGAGAAGGAAGTCATTACGTAAAATGCCAGCCCACGAATTGGGGGTTCAGGCGGAGCGAGCCAGCACCTAATGTGCTGGCTTTTTTGTTGCCGGAGACGAAATGCAAAATCCGTCCAGGCGCTGGGTCAGTGCAGTCGAATTCGAGAAGCACACTTCAGGGCTACCACGAAAACACTTATGTCGTCTATTGCGCAGATGCGACAGGACAATCAGAGATTGGCAAACCGGACGCCGGCCCATACCCTCGTGGACCATCGACACGCTACGCCTGCGAGAGTTCGAAGCGCTGCGGATTCACCAGGAGATGTTCGGCAGCATCCTTGCCAGGCGAAGTGCTATCGTCACGCCGCCCCGTAACGAGAAAAAACCGAAATGCGCGCCATCGTCCTAACGCTGCTGGCCTGCCTGCTCATTCCGAGCGCCGAGGCCGCGAAATGCCGCCGTGGGACGCAAATCACGTTCGACTACGACCCGTGCCCGCCCGGATACACCGACATCACCGGCCAGAAGTATGGCGAGGTTTATGGAAGCCCACCCTGCACCGACCCGCCGACGCCGGGAGTGCTCGCGTGCCGCACGCCACGACCGGAGCCGAAGCCAGTGAGAGAAACGCCGCAGATATGGAAGGAACCGAAAAAACCGGCTTGCAGAGAGGGGGGGTGTTAGAGACGGACCTGCGCCTGGCGATGACCGCCCTCGCGTGACCCGCTACTCGGGGTCGCAAGCCTCGCTGAGCCGCTCGTCAACGGCCCGGAGGGGTGCAAAGGCTTAATGCAATACGCGGTTCTGCCAAGGCGCACCCACTCCTGACGCTAGTTGCCCGACGGAAACGGCCAGTCGGAGTCCGCGAACTCGTCAGCCAGAGCCTTTCCCGTTACGCGCGTGGATGTAACGGATTTTGCAGGTGCGAACTCCGCGAGAGCGGACTTCTTGATAGGCGCGCGTCTAGCCTTCAACGCCGCCTGCAGCTTTCCTTCATCGCGACTAACACCCCAACCGATCACGGCATCACGCTCCATCTCTGCCTGGCACAACTGCTTGCGCAAATCGGACGCAATGCTCTGCCATGTCTCGGCTGCCTTCCGGGCTTCCGCCAGCTCAGCCTTGATCTCGGCCATCTCATCTTCAAGCTCGGCAACATCCTGCAGCGCATCAGGATCGACCACAGGACGATGCATAGGCGAGACGCGCTCAGCGCGCCGACGTGCACGGAATGCAGCCTGACGTTCGGCATTGGACAGTGCATCCGCCTTGCGCGGACGACCACGCCCCCGCTTCACATCGACATCCAGTTCACCAGTCACGTTATCTGTTACGTCACGCATATTAGTCCCCGTTTCGCTGACTCTATTATACGTTACGGTAACGAATATTCAATTTGCGTTACACTTTCTCGTAACGCAAATTAACGTTCGAATGGCCGCCTGGCGCTGTATCTACTCGGATCGTCCTCAGGAAACGCGGCGAGATCAATCGGGGTCAACTGCCGGTTCTTCGGCCCGCCCGTCATCGCCACAGGCACCACCTGCACGGGAAGCTGCACCGGCTGCGCAGGCAGCGGCGTGGGCGCTTCTACCGGGGCAGCAGCTACCGGGGTAGCCTGCGCAGGCTGCGTCTGCTGTGGCCCCTTCTCGCCGTCCGCATCGAACGCCATGAAAAAGCCCGTCCGCACGATCTGGGCGCACTGCCCGGCCTGCACGTCCAGGCGCGTGCCCTGCTGCGTGTAACAGTTGCAGCCGCCCTTGTACGTCACGCACGCCGCAGGCACCGGCACACGCCTAGGCTTCGTCAACTCGTCATACACCGGCGCGGTGTAATCCAGTCCCGGAATGCGCGGCGTGTAGGCCTGCACATACTCCGCCTTCGTCATCGGACGTGAGCGCCGATCCCCTTCCGTGCCGTAGGCAATCTGACCTGGCTGTTTCTGTGCGCCGGCCTGCGTGTTCTCGGCCTCGCCATGCATCGGCATGTACACCTTGCGATAGCCCACGTAGCCGAGGAAAGCCAGCGCGCACAGCATCAACGGCACGATGGCCAACACCTTCGCTGGAATCTTCCGCTTGACCGTATGGACCTCAGCGGATTTGTACAAGCCATACACCGACTTAGGGAACGCGAACGTCTTCCGGATCGAGTCCTTGCGCCCTGGCGGCTTGTCGCAGTTCTCGCGCACTGCGTTCCACTCATGCACCACCGACGACTGAGCGCCGAACTTCCGCACCAGGTGCAGATGCCGCCCACAGAGCCGACGCGCGTTGTTGTCGATCAGCATCGGATGCTGCGTGATGAGCCACAAGCTCACGCCGCGATGCCGCAGCGTTTCAAGCTCGGCCACATGCCGTGGCACCGTCGCACCATTTGCCCGTGTCCGAAACGCCTTCTGCGCTTCGTCCAGGACAACGATGGACCCTTCCGGCACGTCCGGCCAGTCCTCCTGCTTCTCCAGCGGTGTCCAGGGCAACGCAAGCTCATTGATGCCGTGATAGTAGACCGCCCTGCCCTCCTTCTCCGCCATCGTCTTGACCGCGTTGATGGTGTACAGCGTCTTGCCGTTGCCTTGCAGGCCCGTTACGAGCGTAACGACAGAGGTACTCATGAGCGGATCACCATTTTCGTGATGGTGTCAGAGGACAAGCCTTCGAGCACCAGTCGAACCGATATCGCGGAAAACAGGATGCTGATGCAAGTGTCGAGCTTCACCAGAGACATGACCTGCACGAACTCAGGCGGCAGCGCGTAGAGGTTCTGCAGGATCAGGTCCTTGACGGACCCGACCCATGCTGTGAGGCCAGTGAAACTCACGTAGCCGATGCCCAGCGCAATCAGCACACGTCCCACGATGGAGCCTGCGAACAACAGCAGCCCACCGAGCAGCGTCAGAAAAATTGTCGGCATTATTTCTTGAACCCCCCGAGAACAATGCGAATCGCACCAATGAGCGAGATCACGACGAACAACCGCCCGATCCATTCGAGATACTGATTCAGCCTGGAGAAAGGCAGCGTGATCGCCTGCCCGGAAACCGTCACCACCTTGTCCTGCAACCCACCACCGCCGAGGAAAGCCGTTTGGTCGAGGCTGTTCGAAATCGGTCGCACGTCGCGATTTTCTTTGTCAGCCGGATTCTTCGACGGGTCGTTACCACCGAGCACTTGCGTGGCCAGATCCGATGCCGCGTTCGTCTGCTGGTTGTCGCACCGCGTCTTCCACTGCTGCGTGAGCATGGCACACTGAATGGCATCACCCTTACACACTGGTGCAACCTTGCAGTCATCGCCACCGGAAGCTTCCGACTTCGTTTTGCAGACCGCATCGTCCGGCTTACGCGCGCAGAACACATCTGTCGGCTCTGTCGTTGTTTCCTTCGTACCATCCGGCTTCGTGGTGGTCTGCGTGACCGTCGACACACCGTTGTTGTTGGTGATGTTCGTAGTTGTATTGGTGGTCTGACTCGGTGCCTGTACCCCGCTGGCATCCGTCTTAGTCGTCGTGGAAGAATCGTTCTTCGTTACGCTGGTACCGGGTATGACACCGCCCTTCTCGCAAATGCCAACGCCATTCACCGTCCCGTAGATCAACCCCAACTTTCCGCAACTCACCGGCGACGGTGGATCGCTCGGTTTCGTTGTGGTGTCTATGCTGTCGTAATTCGCACCACTGCACGTCTGCCCGTTGCCCTTGCCAATCGACATGCCATAGCTGCTCTGCAATCCGACCGCTGTCGAACCCTGCGGATATTGGCAGCCTTGGATGCACGCATAGTTGGGCGCAGTGCTACCGCCACCAACAACCCACGCGCCAACGTACTTATTTTTCACGCTATCAGACGTGCAATCTGGCGTGTCAGGCGGCGGCACATACGCGACGTTTGAACGAATACTGCTTTGCGCAGTCGCGGCAGCCGTCGCACTCGCTTTCAACCAGCAGACCGCAGTAGTCGGGTCAGACGAAAGCTCTATGTGATCGAAAATGTAGCTCGGCTTCGCATACGCGCGATACGACTCACAAGCCTGAAATGCAGTGCAGTTTTCAGTGAAGGCCCGACACGTTGCACCACCGTTGACCGTCAGCCAAGGCGTGGACCCAACCGCAACGACTGTAGCTGCCTCTGCGTCGGCGGACACACTCAGGCCAAGCGCCACAAATGCCGTCACCAGCAACGGCAACAATCGCCTCCAGAGCCTTCGCATCACCGATGCGTGAACATGATCCATGCCGCCCCCGCTATCGCCACCACGATAAAAATTCCCATTGCTCTCTCCCCGGAATGAAAAAAGGGAGGCTTGCGCCCCCCTTTTCCCTACCGCAGCGACCGCCACCACCAGCCGACCTTGATCGCAATGCGGATCAGGAGGACGGCACCGCCAACCGTCGCCAAGTCAGCGGCCCAAACCTCCAGCGCCAGCTTTACAGCGCCGAGCGCAACCACTTGACCGCCTTCACCGCCAGCACGATCAGGATCACGCCAGCGCCGACCGTCGCGGCATCCGTTGCAGCGGTGGACAGAGCCGAGGACACCGAGGTATCCACGGCAGCGTTGGCGACACCAGCGACCGACATAACAGCCAGAAAAATCAGCTTCTTCTTCATGATGGGATTCTCCCGAAAACCCGGATAGCGCCGGGGCGCTGTCAGCTACGTTGCTGACGGTTCATCGCCGGTGGACAACGCTGCGAGGATGGCCCTCACCACGTATGCACCAGCCCAACAGAGCAGGATGGCGGACCCGATGACCGCACCGTCCTGCGCATTCAGCGCCAGCGGGTTGTTTGTGTACTCCGCTGACGTGGTGACCACGTAAGCGCACGTGCCCATATCTGCCGGTTGCGGTACGACCGCCGACAGAGTGTTATCGCTGTTGACCTGGACACAGAGCGCCACGACCCTTAACCCCTTTCCCGAATGACCGGCACTACGTCGAAGGCTTCGTCGCAGTGATCGGCCGCAGTCTCGTATGCCTCTTCACGCGTCTCGAACGTGCCCGCATGCTTGAGGCGATGGGTGAAGCCCACGTCTCCGGTGTACGGGCACAGGAACTGCCCGGACTCGACCTCTTGCACGACGAACACGACCGACGCGCTCATGACATCAGCCCTTCGTCGAAGCCACCGGCACGAGGCTATGCACGATGGTCTTCTGGCCCTTGCCGTTGCTGACGATCTCCATGTCAGCCTGCGCCTTGAACGGATAGGGCAGCTTGTCGTACTTGGCGAACTCGTCGGACGTGCCGATGTTGTATTCGCCTGCGGCCATACCCTTGGCCGTGCCCTTCGACGTGTCGAGCGGCGTGACGATGTACGCCTTCGTGCTGTCGTACGTCTGGCCGTTGTCCATCGAGCCCTTGCTCGACTTCATGCCGAGAACCTGAACTTCCGTGGTGAATCGCATAGAGACCTCTCTGTAACGCGGCTATACGGCCATGCCCGACGCGCCGCTCCAGTCGTCGGGGCCGAATTGGTATTCGTTGAATGATTGCTTCCGGTCCTGCTTATGAACCGGCGTGTCTGCGTATGCAGCGTCGGGCATCTTGAGTCGGTCGGGCCAGCGGCCCAACTTGTCGCGCACCCGGGCGACGAACTCTTCCGCCCCGACAAGATCAGCCAGCACGCCGACGTACCGGCCTACCTGCTGGGCTACCATGTCAAACGATGCATCGACAGCAATCGCCGCCGTCTTGCGCTTGACCTGCAAACGCTCTGGTGTGACGACGAGAGACAGATGCGCGAACGCCTTGGGATACGCACCCATGAAATACGCGCTCGGATCGAGCAACACATCGAAAGGAATCAGCATGGATTTGTTCGCAAGTTCGACTTCCAGTCGAACCCATGGCGACGTTGCATCGCCCTGTTCCATGCCCTTCTCGTAGCCCCGGAACATCTTGCCCGCCTTGCGGGTTCCCACATACAGCGTGCGGCCCTTGCCGTTCGGAAACTTCCAGTTTCCCGCGTGCTGACAGTCCGGCACGGTGTACGCGTTCGTGAAGAAGTCATCCGTATGCATTACGTCGAGTTGATCGACAGTAATGCGACCATCGAAGCAATCGTGCGCGAGGTCAACTCGCGTGATGACCGGACGCTTCGCTGTCTTGGTAATGAACTCGTAGAGCCGAGCTTCCCAACCAGCCGTTGCAGCCAACGTCCCCTTGCCGGACAGCACAATCAGAATCGTCCCGTTCTGACGCTCGCCACCGAACCCGGCATAGCCCCAGTTCTCGCCTAACTCCCACGTTTCGCCGTAGAAGTCCCGCCGCTGGTTCAGATTGCGGACCAGCCCGAAGCCAAAGATCTCTTCCAGCTTGGCGCTGCACGCCCGGACATAGGCATCGTCATCAACGCCCTGGACAACGCCGGAGAACGTTTCTTCACCGAGCACGATACGCAAGCCATCAATGACCGCGATCTGGCCGTTCGTCGGCAGCCGGACAGCAATGGTTTTCAACTCGCCGCCATCCGTCATCACGAGCTGCACAGCGGAGTGGGCCGCAATAGCAGGCGCTTCTAGTTCCCCCCTATTAGTAGCGGGGGAACTCCGGACCTCCGACATGGTGGGGTGTCCCTCGCTTCGCGCCCCGAGGGGCCGCGCCGCAAGCGTCGCGGCGCCCTCGCCGCGCTTCGCTGCGCTGCGGCCTTCGGTCGTCGTTGCCTTGAGCTTGCCCATCAGCGGCCCCACACGTCGCCGAGCACCTCACCGGCCAGCCAATCGGCGGCATGCAGGCCAAGCCATGCGGCAGCCACCGCAGGCACAGTCACCAAGATCGCCACACCGAAAAGCGCCATCGTTTACCCCTTCCCGTTTACCGGCTATGCTCCGCTCGTGTAGCCGGACGTGACTAAGTCACATCCGACTAGCCCGGAGATTAGTCAGAACCGACTAACTGAGGCAAATAGGAGTTATCTATGAGTTACAGCGAATTGATTACCAAGGCTTTGAAAGGCAGAACGGTGAACCGCGCCGCCAAGGACTGGGGCATTCCACAGAAGTCGCTGGACCGCTACAGCAAGCAGGAAAGCCTGCCCGACTACGCGGTCGCCCTACTGCTGGCGAAGGAAGCCGGAATGGATGTGAAAGAGGTGTTTCTGATGCTCGCGTACGAAGACGCAAAGCGTAAGGGACTGGAAAAAATTTCCGAGGGTTTTAAGTCGCTGCTGTCACTCGTCAAGCCGCGCCGGACATGGGTTCCAGCGTGGTGACAGCAGCCTAAAGCTTGATTGAACGTACCACTAATTATGCTCATCAAAGGTGTCATGGCCAAGTTGTAATGTCGTACCTGAGCTAGATTGAGATGTCGTACCCCATGTCTTCGTTGGAGCGCGACATGACACGACCGGACACCATCACCATGAGCCTGCGGGAATTGGATCGTTGCAAGGTCATCGAGGCCGTCGTGCGGGACGGCCTGATGGTCTGGCGCGCCGCCGAGAAGCTCGGGCTCAGCCGGCGCCAGGTGGAGCGGCTGGCGCAGCGCTACCGGCTGGACGGCCCACAGGGTCTGGTCTCCCGCCGCTGGGGCCAATCTGGTCACAACCAGCTCCCGCCAGGCGTCGAGGCGCGCGTGCGCGGCCTGATCCGGGACAGCTACGCCGATTTCGGCCCGACGCTCGCCGCCGAAAAGCTGCGTGAACGGCACGGCATCCACCTGGCCAAGGAGACGGTACGCCGGATCATGATCGACGCGGGCTTCTGGGTGCCACGCAGGCAACGGCCGCCCAGGATCCATCAACCGCGCAATCGCCGGTCCTGTCTGGGCGAGCTGGTGCAGATCGACGGCAGCGATCACGCCTGGTTCGAGGACCGGGCGCCGGCCTGCACGCTGCTGGTCTATGTGGACGACGCCACGGGCCGCCTGCTGCAATTGCTGTTCGTGCCGACAGAGTCGACGCTGGCCTATTTCGCCGCCACACGCGCCTACCTCGAGCGCCATGGCAAGCCCCAAGCGTTCTATTCCGACAAGGCTGGCGTCTTTCGGGTCAATGCGAAGGACAATGCCGAAGGCCGCGGCTATACACAGTTCGGCCGGGCGTTGTACGAGCTCAACATCGATATCCTGTGCGCCAACACAAGTCAGGCCAAGGGCCGTGTCGAACGGATGAACGGTACCCTGCAGGACCGTCTGGTCAAGGAGCTGCGGCTGCACGGTATCAATTCGATGGAAGCGGCGAACAGGTTCGCGCCCATCTTCATGGCCGACTTCAACGCTCGCTTCGGCAAAACGCCTCGGAGCGACTTCGACGCGCACCGGCCGTTGCGCGGTGATGAGAATCTGGCACGGATCTTCAGTTGGCGCGAGTGGCGCAAGGTGTCACAGAGCCTGACGCTGCAGTACGCCAAGGTGTTGTACATGCTTGAGGATCTTCCCGAGCACCGGGGGTTGATCCACCACTATATCGAGGTCGCCGAGTATCCCGATGGGCATGTCGAGTTGTGGGCGAATGGCGGCCCCCTCCCCTACACCACTTACGATCGCTTTCCGGAGGTCGACCAGGGCGCGATCGTCGACAACAAGCGGCTGGGCCGGACACTGGCTATCGCAGCGGAGGTTCAGTCGTTGCGTGACAACCGCCGCTTCGCAGCCCCCTCACGGACGCTGCACGGCGAGCCACCGCGGCCCGCCAAGGTGCCGCTGAACATCAAGCGACAGCGATTGGTAAATCGGCTCGATCTTGAACAGGCGATGCGAAACCATCCTCTCTTTGCATCGAACGACGACTCAGTCGATGGCCCTCCCAGGCCGCCCACGACTTAG